ACATATCGAAGAAGCTCTAAAACCATTCTTCTTAAAGTATCCTGATGCTATACTTGACGGGGAGGGCTATAATTATCCTCTGCGAGAGAAACTTAACGAAATAATGAAGCTACTTCGTAAGACTGTTCATTGAATGACTATTTATGTGTATAATAGATTAGAATGATAACGTATAACACAATGTTAATAGGAGATACAAGCGAACTTAAACGCTTGCTTGAACTCCATCGTATTGCGTTTAATCATGCGTCCAAAGAACAATTCCCAGAGACAAAGAACTCTCTCGTAGTTCTACACTCCAAGGTCTATAGAAATGTTAGAAAGCAGTATCCAGAAATTCCATCACAGGTTGTTATTAAAGCAGAGCAGGAATGTTTGGCTAGTTACCGTTCTGTCAAATCCAACAAACATAAATTGAAGAAACCAATTGAGAAGAAGAACCTCTCAATGAGATTGGATAAACGACTCTATTCCATTCCTGATAAGTCCTCTATTCGTATTACTGGTTCCAATGGACGACAGACTTACAAATTCGTTGTATATCCCCGACTCAAAGAATTGATGGAAAAGTATCCATATCAAGACCCACTCATTTACGAAGATGGGGGCAAGATTTACATTTCGTTCCCATTTGAGAATAAACAACCACAAGTTAAGCAACGATTGGCATTAGGTGTGGATATTGGAATTCGTAGAAGTGCTGCTTGTTCGGATGGACGACTTATTATTGATAAAAAGTTCAATGGTGAGAAACGAAAACTGAGACATCTCAAAGACGAACTCAAGTCCAAAGGAACAAAAAGTGCTCGTAGGAAACTCCGTTATTCGTTACGAAGAAAAGAACGAAATAAGAATAAGAACCAAACCCATTTGATTTCCAATGCCGTTCTACAAACGGATGCCGATACAATTTGTCTTGAAAACCTCAAGAGCATAAAAAGAAAAAAGAACAAATACCAAAACAAAAGAAGTATATCACAAGTTCCAATGTTTGAACTTCGTAGAGTAATAACCTATAAGGCACAGAACCAAGGTAAGACGGTTCTGCTTGTTTGCCCTTCTTACACATCACAACGGGACTCGGTAACGGGTAAAGTTGAAGGTGAACGAAGAGGTTGTAGATTTTACTCTAAGAATGGAATGATATACGACTCGGACATTAACGCTGCCATTAACATTGGTAAAATGTCCAAACATCCCGTATCACAGACATCAAATCTGACTTATGGGCAGGCGTCAGTCAATACGCCAAATGAATATAAGTCCCCGCTCCTCGGGGCCGTTCAAGCACCTATCCCTTTAGGGTAGGTGTTGTTGACTCCGAGGTACGCTAATTAGTAAGCGGCGAAACTGTTAATTTCGTGTATTCCGTGAAAACGGTATGCTGGGGCAGGTCCAGCCTTCGGAGCGATGCTGCGTGAAGAAAAATAGTCTTGCCGCGCTCATAACGCGGATACTGAAAATGCGTATAAGTGGATAAAGGCCCGCCGTCAGCTACCAATTAAAATTGGTTTAATTGTTGATTCAAAATAATCAGTTAAAAACTTTTCTATACGAATTAATAGCTATTACATTCGTTTTACTGTTTTGGGAAAAGTAAATAGGATGAGTGGTGTAATAGTTAACATAGTCGTCTCCAAAACGAGAGATAAGGGTGCGACCCCCTTCCGTCCTGCCATTTCAGTAGCGTTAGCTGCAAGACAATACGACAATCGCCAAACAGTCTGGTTACAAATGTAATTAGTGACGGCAAAGGTGAAGACTTGACGAGTCTAGTATGCTTAGAAGACTTTGCATTTGTATCGGCGTAGAAGGAATTAGTCACCTTTAATAGTTACGTGAGTCTCAGTCCGCAATGTATAGCGGGTATAATACAAAGGTGCGATTCCTTAGCTGAAAACATTAGGCGGTGTAGATTTGAGTTACTTCTCTATTCGAGAAAAAACACTTGGGTCGTTTGTTCCCCTAAAATTTTCTCATGGTCTAATTGAGCATTGTTAAAAGAGATTAAGGTTCGAGTCCTTATGAGAAAGCCTTTACGGGCGGATGACGAGTATACCCGCCCTGCAATTTCGCTGAACGAAAAGCAGTTCTAGTTTGTTCTCAACTAGAGGTTCTTCTTGAGAATAGAAGCGTATCAGTAGTAGGGCAACGAGCAAACCTGCCTAAAAACTCGTTTAATTTTCCCATAAAACATTTCGGTCTCTGGGATAATTTTAATGGTCGTATTCGTATAGTAGCAAATACAGCGCACTGTAAATGCGCCGCCTAACGGCTTCGTGGGTGCAATTCCTTCTGCGACCACCATTTTTTAAATAAACGTCGCGGGTATCGTTTAGCCACATGGTAAAATCCGTAGATTCTTGGATTAGTAAGACAGTAATCCCGTAAATGGAAGATTAAATTTCCCCTAAATAGGTGATGTGGTGCAATACCTCAGTCTTCCGTAAATCTCACATTGTATGTAGCTTGAGTCTAACAGGCGTAACATTCTGAATCAAATAATCGTTTGATGACTTTCAAGTTTCGACTTGGGTTCAACATGAACCGCTATTTCAACGGGAAATTGAAAACAAATGGTAAGTTTAACGAGTAAGACTCGTCTCCGACTTGAAATCGGGTGGTGCGGCTTAAACCCGCATAGGGAGCGTGACCTTAGCTTACCGCCAATTATGGGCATTGAGTTTTACAAACCAGAGATTCACGAAAAGGCTTGGGGTCGCGAGTTGTGGATTCGTAACGGTACTTTGTACTGTGGAAAAATCCTACAGTTCAATCAACACGCCAAGTTTAGTTTTCACTTTCATGTGAAGAAAGAGGAAACTTGGTTCGTTTCAAAAGGTTTATTTTATTTGGATTATTTCGATACGACAAACGCTGAAAAGCAAGGCAGAAAGCTTCAATCAGGCGACGTAATTCACATTCCGCAAGGGCAACCTCATCAACTAACATGTCTGATTGAAGGAGAGATTTTTGAAGTATCTACTCAACATTTTGAGGATGATAGCTTCCGTATTGGCAAAGGTGATAGCCAATCGCCAAGCAGTCTGGTTACAAATGTAATTAGTGACGGCAAAGGTGTGATTCCTTGGCCGAAAACAATTTCGCTGGTGTAGATTCGAGTTACTTCTTGTGTGAAAAATACTTGAGTCATTTGTTCCGCGAATCTGGGCTTGTAGTGATAAAAGTTAGCACGACGCATTTGCAATGCGTAGGACAGGGAGCGTTACCCTGCTGGTCCACCAGTTTGTGAGATAGTTAGTGCCAGTTAATTCTTGATGGTTGCCTCCCGCGCCTTTTGCAGATAGGTTAATTCTGCTATGGGGTATGGTCGTGAAATCATAATTGCTGATACTTTCTATCCTTCCAGCAAGACTTGTTCGTGTTGCGGATGGAAAAACGATAGTCTTACCTTGAAAGATAGAGTTTTCAAGTGTGAGATTTGCAAGAGTGAGATTGACAGAGACTTGAACGCCTCTAAAAATCTTTTGAAACTTTCTACCGTCAGTTCGACGGGAAATTACGCCTTGGGAGATGGGAGATGGGAGTTCAGATTGTTCGGTAACGAACGATTTTAGCCCGTCGTTGAAAAAGGAATCCAACGGGAAATTTACTTACGTATTAAAACTATGAATGTAAATTTTTGTAAGTTTGGAGGAACGGGAGCCAATATTACAAGTCAGATTCTGGCTTTTTTGGGCGACTGGTGAAATTATAATCACAATAGTCTTCGGAACTTTAGTTCTCGGTGAGATTCCGAGGTTGCCCACCATTTATAAATTGGTTTGAAGATTTTATTTGGTGAAAAACATTTTAAGTAGCATTGGAATAGAAGATAAAGAGTCGAATCATCTGCCTGTCGCGCAGACATTAGTGGGTTCAAGTCCCATCTATTCCGCCAATGGTCGTGTAGTCGAGTTTGCTTGCGAAGCAAATATCCGTAAATAGATTCTGAAAATGAAGGTGCAACTCCTTTCACGATCACCAATATGAAATACGAACGTTTTAGTGAAATATGGGATTCGATTTTCCCACCTGAGAAACCAATGAGTTGGCAAGGTAGAGAATCTACTATGCGAGCTTTGATTGCTTATGGTAAAGGCGATACGACTGAAATTGATCGTGTTCGAGAATTTCTTGCTTCTTAAAGCAAGTGGTGGAGGCAAAGTTGCCCCAGTACAACTTAACTGTTGTACTTTTTATCAGGTACGTGATGTAATAGTAGCATCATTCTTTGTGAAAGAATTTGTTTGGTTGCGAATACCAACTACCTGACCATGTCCAAATTGTCATGCTTTAACTCCAAATTATAAGACAAAAAATTGGAAAAAAATTTAATGGCCCCTTAGTCCAAGAGCAGGAGACAAATCCCTTAAGAGGATTACAGTGCCGTTGCAACCACGGCAGGGGCTACCATCATCCCATTAGGTAGCTTTTATGTATAACTACCTATATGCAAGAAGAAATTTGTCCTCATCAAAATAAATTAATGGCGACGTAGACCAACAGAAGGAGTCACATGTCTTAGGAACATGGCAGTGTGGGTGCAAATCCCTCCGTCGCTACCAAAACAGTGTAATTCAAGACATGAAGCGTGTCAAAATCGTTGAAAGGAAGCTGGGACGAGAAGGAAATTTGGGACAGCAAATCGGTGATCTGATTGAAATAGACCCTCGCCAAAATTCTAAAGAATATCTCGATACGTTAATTCATGAGTGTCTCCATGCTTGTTTTCCCGACTTAAGTGAACAAGCCGTGGTAGATTCAGCAAACGTAATCACCGATGCTGTTTGGCGTCAAAATTATCGCCGCATACAAAAATAACGGAAAAGAAAAGCGGGTTTAGTAGAGAAGCATAACACTTGGCCTACACCCAAGTAAAGGTGGAGCATTACCACCAACCCGCACCATTTTTTTGAAAAGTTTTAAATTTTTCGGTTGACGGCGAATCGGTAATTGGAAAAACGATTCCCCGCTGACCATTTTCGGAATGTAGCGTAGTGTTTATCGCGTCTGTTTTGGGTACAGAAGTCATTCCGACCATTTGTTAGTTGTAGGAGTCGCCTAGTGAGGTTATGGCATCCCGTTTGGGGCGGGAAATAACGCGAGCGCAACCCTCGCCTCCTGCACCATTTTATGGCTCAATAGCTGAAATAGATTAGCAGCGGCTTGAAACCCCGCAGATGTGGATGCGATAACCACTTGAGCCATAACGGGCGATAGTTTAAAATCTAAAACGCCAGCGATTGTGCTGGAAATGAGTGGATGAAGTTACTCAAACCCGACCATTTTGCCTCCTATGGGGTTCGATTCCCCTTTACCTTGGTGGTGGAGGCTCCCAATTTTTGCCAGTATCCTCTTGGATACCTATTAGGATTTAGTCCATATGAAATAGCCCATTTTCTAATATTATTATCTGTGGTATTAAACATTTTACCAATTTGAGAAAATGGTTTATTTTCAATTAATTGAAATAGCTCTTCTTTTGAAGGTCTTTTTATTTTCCTTTGATTAATTCTTGGGGCGTGGCGATCTTTTTTTATTTTTTCTTTTTTTGGAGTATGAAAAGTAGAAATATTTCTTTTGTTTAAATGATACCATAAAGCTTTTTGAGGAATATTAAGTAATTTAACTAATTGTCCAAGTGAGTTTGTTTCACTCAGTAATTTAAGTTTTTCATCAGATGGATAATCATATTTAATATTATTTTTAAATTTAGTATTGTATTTTTTTCGACCCTTCGGTTGGTAAAGAGCATAATTAAAATCAACTTTAATTAGAGAATTTAAAATCAACTTAATCATATTTAACATTTTTTCTTTGTTAAAAGCATGATGATAAGGGATTTCATATAATTTCCAACCAGATAGTGCGATACGCTCCTGTGATGTAATAAAGCATCGCTAGTTTTATAAACTAGGCGCACCAGATTAGTGCCGAGTCTTGGTTTAAGTCCAAGCAGGAGTACCATTGACAAAGAAAAACCAATATAGCTTGACGATAATTTAGCGGTTTGGGCTGTTGCAACAGTTGCCGATTCAAGTCTTTGTCATTTTCGTCTATTAACTTAAAAGTAAAGTAACGTCTTGATAAGGCGTAAAAGAAAGAGCATTACTTTCATGGACGACCAATTTATGTGCTAAACGTAATAATGGCCTCGTAACTCAATTCAGAGTATTCCCTTGATGTGGGAAAGGTTGTGGGCGAAATTCCCTCCGAGGCCACCATTTGCAATCAGTTATGATGCGATGTTTTCCTCTGTTGTATTACGATTGCAAACGTGGACAAACGTACAACAAGCATCGGTCGTAGAAAACATTGACTATCTAAGTCCCTTGGGCGAAAGTTCAATACCTCTGATTGATAGTCTCTCAATTTTGTGTGTTTTCAAGGTTTCAAAATTGCATAGGTAGCCTAGAAGTTCAGGCGGCAGTCTTCCAAACTGCTTTACGCGGGTGCGAATCCCGTCCTATGCTCCATTCCCGCTCAGTAACACATGGGGGTGTTTGGGGACGTTTGCGTAATGGAATGAAAACTCCTCTATTATGCAAACGAATTTGCCGTATAAACATTGTTAGTGATGCCCTTTCTTGTAAAAAGGTTTAAGTAAGTGCAATTCTTACATACGGCTCCAATTTAAAAAGTTAGAAAAACTTTAATATTCGCTAATCTTGGCTCCATTTCGGACTTGACAATCGTTCAAGTTCATGTTAATATTTAAACAATGAAATTATCACTCGAAGAAATTCAAGGCGCCTTGGCTGCGGCCAAGATTCCGAACGATCAGCAAAAAGCTGTGGTTGAGCATTTGCAGGAAGTCATCCAAGAATTGGAAGCTGAAAAGTCTTCCACTAAACTCCCTCATCAGAAGAATGAATACGGCGTCGTATTGTATGATGCGGATGGTTCACTAGCTGGTAAAGATTTGACCGCATCAGTTTACACAATTCCGCAGGGTGGCGATCACGGAACTGTTTTGGCACGAATCGCTGAGGCTGTTCGGGATCAAAACGAAGCGGCCAAACGAAAGAAAAATGTCATCAAGACAATCGGTGAAGCTTTTGCTGGCCTGAAACGTAAATTTATCAAGGCAAAAAACATCAATCTCAAGACGAAAGAATCTGTTCGGGTTCTCGTCACGAATAACAAATTCTGATCTCGGAAGCAATTCCAAGTATTAACTTGAAATGACAAGTGTAAGGGTCACTAAGTAGTGCCCACATGCGCCTCAAGCATTAAAGTGATGCAATAAACTTTTAATTTATTGAACGGGGAGCGTTACCCCGAGGGCGCACCAGATTTGACGTAGTGTAGGTTACAGGTACTTCATATTGGTAAAATGTCCAAACATCCCGTATCACAGACATCAAATCTGACTTATGGGCAGGCGTCAGTCAATACGCCAAATGAATATAAGTCCCCGCTCCTCGGGGCCGTTCAAGCACCTATCCCTTTAGGGTAGGTGTTGTTGACACCAAACAGAAGACACAGGTTCGATTCCTGTTGCAAGCGTAAGCTTGTGTAAGCTAGTGGTAAGCTGTCCGTCAAAAAAACTGTAATCGTTTATTCTCGTTAATTGAGAATGTATTTAGCGTAGTTATTGGTGGTTTTGGTGACTCCAGAAATGGATATCCCATGTTACTAAGGTGTATTAATAACCTTTATCCACAAGTGCGGGACAATTAAGCATCATCTACGCTCCCGAAACATTCTCTCCTTTGACCGATAGCTCAGAAAGATGAGTCTCGCTTGTTATAAAGCGATGCCCAGTGCGATACTGGCTCGGTTCACCAATTTAGTAGCCGCGCCAAGTATCGCCTTTGGCTTAGAAAAAATAATGCGCCCAGTGTTGGGCTGCGGTGAAACTGTTTCCCAACTAAGCTAATCTAGTGAAAGCGTATGTTTGAAGCACATAATAGCTCGGCGCGAAACCGAGAGTTGGGACCAAATGGAAGTAAGGCGAATGTCAGTTTGTCGCGTTTGTTTGCTAAACAAATCTGGCCTCAAAAACCAGCGTGGGTGCAATTCCCCCTGCTTCCGCCATAAAAATATCGTCGAAAAGCTGGTTTTTAGTGTAAAAATATTCATATGGAAACTCAAGCGTCAGTTAAAACAAAGTGCGATGGATGCGGTGCTACACTCAGTAGTAATTCTTCTTATTCTGATAAACGTGGGGCAATGTCACTCAGTTTGAAGGATGGTCAAAACGACAATGGTTATGATCAGTATAATCGTTACGATTATTGTGGTGAATCCTGTATGCTCGCCCACCTTCAAAATCGCGCAAAAGCTGCTAAAGTTGCCAAGGGTAACGTTGTGGGCATGACAATTGCTCAAGCATCTGTCTTCAAAACTTTTGAATTAGACATTGCAAGTACACTTCCAAAAAAGAGCTAATTTTATGGAATCAGAAGCAAAGATGACTGCCCAATGTTACAACTGCAAGTCTACCATTGACCTCAAAAAGCCAAAAGCTGCTGTCAAAGGTAAACCCTCAGAACCCGTTGAGACGCTTCAAGCGAAGTTATCGAGCGGACCAAATGGTGATGTCAAAGATTTTCACTTCTGCGACGAAGAATGTCTTCGTCAATTCCTTAATAAGCGCAATCAACGAGCCAAGGCATCCAGTAGCGAGCCTAGCGCGTCAGGGGTGATTTCCCTTGAAGAAGGGGCTGCCCGCTACATTTCGACCAAGAAACGCGACGAAATGAAGGATTCAGACTTTATTGACCATGAGAAAAGAAGTTTTCCTGTAACTAATTGTACTGATCTACATGCTGCCATTCACAGTTTTGGTAGATATACAGGTTCTCTTACTTTTGAAGAATTCAAAAGGCGCATAAAAGAAAAAGCCGCTAAATTAGGGTGTACGCTACCAGCTACTTGGACGAAATAATATGGATGCGATGACAATTTTTCAAAAAACTTCTCTTGATGAAGAAGGAGTTATGTCGGGTTCAAAATCCGCTACTTCTATCACGTCCGATCATTGCGCTGTCATCGAAGCAGCGCGAGCCAAGTGCGGAAAACCCTCCAATAAATCAGATTTTGGTTATGTGCCGCTTACCAGCACACCCTTGGATTTTCCGAATGATGGAAACGGTAAGTAGGCCAGTGATGCGTAGTGCAACCAAATCCCCATAAGATTTCGGGCGACGAGGCAGAATCGTCCATTGGCACCAATGAAACGGTTAAAAAAGAATAAGTTAACCTTTAAAAAGGTTGTGGGAAAACTATCCTTCTTTTTAAGAGACGGGGATAAACAACTATCTTCAACTCGCCTTGCTTTTCTAGGGTCCTGGTTTATTATTATGATCGTCTGGATTTTAGCCTGTTTGAAAGATCACAAGTTAGTTCCAATAGATTATAGTATTATTTCCTTATTATCTGTCTTAATGGCTGGTAAAACCGTTCAATCATTTTCTGAGAATAGTACGAAAATAACTTCTGTTGAACAAATCATTAAAAAAAGCTAAAAGATACAATAGAAAAAATAATGCGAGTGTCGTATAAAAGAAGTACATTTTGAAAAACTTGGAGTTTAATCAGTGACCGAATCTACCCGCTTAACTTTTAAAAAACATAATGGGGCCATCGTCTAAGTAGAAAGGACTAGAGCTTCTCAAGCTTTGAATTTGGCTGCAAGTGCCAATGACCCTACCAATATGCCTTACATCAAGCCAGAAAACAGAACGAAATTCAACTCTCCTATTGAGGATGTCGTTGCAGCCCTAACTGTAAATGAACAATTCGATGTGGGAGAAGTAAACTATGTGATTTCCTCTGTGGTTTGGGAACTTTTTAAAAAGAACCCCCGCTACTCAACGGCAAATAATTTGATGGGAGTCTTGGAATGTGTCAAGGCCGAGTTTTATCGCCGCCAGGTTGCTAACCTTGAAGATAGAAAAATCATAGAGAATGGTGATATTTAGTTTGTCTGCATTGCCATAGAAAAACGCTGCGTGGCCGAAAGCGAAATTAGAAGAAGCATATCACTCAAAATGATACGACCTTGGGAGTGCAAATCTCCCCGCAGCGACCAAAAATTCAGTATTGACAAAATGCCAAGTTTATGTGATTTTGAAAGAAATCGGTTTAGTGCTGTAAGAGAGTATGTTTCATCGGCTATCCTGTCACGATAGCAACGCTGGGTGCAAATCCCGCCAGCACTGCCAAACATGAAAGATAATAGTGAACAAAAAATCTTATATTGTCAATGGAATAGTTCGATATAAACCAGATGGTTGGGTTATTATTGAATGCCCGTTATCTGTCGTCAACTATTATCGTTTTTGGGTAGAAAAGTTCATCGGCAAGAAAACTTCTACTTCGCTTCATTTTCCTCATTGCACCGTAGTAGCTGGAAAACACGACAAGGGCAAAGAAAAACATCCGAATTGGAAAAAGTATGATGGGATAAAAGTGCAAGTTCAATACGATTCTCAAATTTATACCGATCACGATTGGTTTACCCAGGGAGAATATTTTTGGTTGAGTGTCAGTTGTCCGTATATCAAAATAATCAGAAATTCTCTCGGACTGAATGATAGTCCGTATCACCCTCCACATCTCACCGTGTGTTTTAGGGGATATTAGCCAATGGTCGGGTTGTCTAATTTGCTTTTAAGAAAAGATATGCGGGTACAAGTCCCACCCGTGGCACTAATTTTTTATTGTGGATACATTAACGATGGTCTAACATTAGACAAACGAGAATGGGAATGCCCACGATGCCAAAAAGTATTGGATAGAGATTTGAATGCCTCACAAAATATCCTGAGACAAGGATTAAATTTAACAGTTGGAACGACTGGGTTAGCTGCTTGTCCCGATGTAAGACCTATTAGTAATAATGGGCAGTTGGTTGGAGCGGAAACCCACCTGCTTTAGCGGGTGGGTAGTTCATTTATTTGAACTTAGACGCATACTAACCTACAAGGCAGAGAACCAAGGCAAAACGGTTCTTTTAGTTTGTCCTTATAATACATCCAAGACAGATTCCATTACTGGTAAAGTTGAAGGTGAGCGTAAGGGTCGCAGGTTTTATGCTAAATCAGGACTTATCTATGATAGTGATATTAACGCGGCTATAAATATAGCTAAACTATCAAAACTCCCCATCTCGCAAGGAAATTTGCTTGACGGGCAAGCCGTTGTCAATCGGCTAAACGTATGTAAATCTTGTTTGGTTTTATCCAAATCAGTATTACAAGCATCTACGGCTTTAGCCTAGATGTCGTTGACTTAGACCCAAATATGGAAGGGCACTTAAAAGCAAGACTTTTCGATATTGCTTTTAATAGTGGCTGGATGTTAGCTCGTGCAGGAAACTTCATTGATTTTCATGGCCAAAAATGGGATAAAGATCATCCGTGGAATGCTGATGGATGTCTACACAAACCAGAGGCAGCAGTACTTACATTACATGCTCTTGAACAAGAGATTGAAAAATATAAGGAAAAATTCTTGGGACTGGCAGAGATTGTTGATGGAAACTGGCTGTATAAAGTGAAATTTAAGATTAAGCATTGGCAGTATGAACCATCTTCCCCATGGATTGTTACTCCTGAAACATTTAATTCACTATAACTAATAAAGAATGGGATGAAACGGGCATGTGGCGTAATAGAAGCCGCGCAAGATTGAGGGTCTTGTGGTCGTAAGATCGTGTAGGTGCAAATCCTATCATGCCCACCAATATGCGTCATGCTGATAAAATGCCATCTGTTTATCTTGTTAAATCTGGAAAACATTATAAAATAGGATTTTCCTCAGATATAGATAAACGACTCAAAAATCTTGACGCTAATGCACCCATGGGTGTTAAATTGATTTGGAGCTTTAGGTCGAAATACGCAGAGTATCTTGAAAGATTATTACATTATTATCTTATGGATAAACATTTGCGTAGGGAATGGTTTACTTTAACCAATGATGATGTTGACTTTATCAAAGAAATCGTTCCGCAAATTAATAGAGAGGAATTTATCGCATCTGTTTGGCCAAGAATTTACACAGAACTTTTGAAAAGTCCTATCTATTATCAATGGTTAAATTTGCCTGTGTTACCCGCTTACGAATGGATAAATCCAAAAAGAGATAAGAAACTCTTTAATAAATTTTTATGACCTTTGACCCTGACTACAAAGAGCAGAAGAATCAAAATATACTATGTCATGGAGACGTATATGTCGAATGGCTAAATAGTAATTAAAGCCTGATTAATGGCTTGACAATCATACAAATGTAGTATAATATTTAAATATGAAATGTCCACTAACCCAAAATATCGGGGAATTATGCAGCCTTATTCCAAAAAAGAAGGTTGTTTATGTACCGAAATTTACGCTAAAATGCAGAAACACTTTCCTAAAGGAAAATTTGAAGTCGTAAAAGATAATGGGAAAAGCCGAAGAAAACGGCGATCTTTATTGGCAAGGTAACGAAGAAGAATATGATGATTGCCATGAATTGCACCCAATGTGTTGGTTGATGGTGGATTTATTAGGTGTTTGGAGTGTTGGTTGAAAAATAAAGAAGATGTTCAGTGACCGAGCCAGCGAACGGGTTCGCCTGCAAAGCGATTAATTGAGTGGGGCAGCACCACTACTGAACTCCATTTTGCACTAGAAAAAGCGTTTCTCAACGATTTATTGTTGGTATATTATGAAGACTAATATAATTTTTCAAAAAGAAGCGCAGGAATTACGAAAACTTGGTTTAACATTAGGGTAAATATTCAAACGCATCCAGAAGATGATATTACAGATGAACAAATTAAAGATTTTTGGTGCAAATCTGGCATTGATAGAAATTTAATTAAAATCTATAAATATAGAAGTAAATCATCAACCAAAGTTATTAAAGGGAAAACTCCTTTTGGAACTTGTAGATTATCCCCAAAAGAAGGAGCAAAATTTTTTGAAATTTATCTCGCAAAAAAACAAAAACTCATAGACAATTTAAATGGCCGCGTATCTCCTTTGGCTTCTAACCAAGAGAAAGAGTAATTAGATTCATGTGGGTGCAATTCCCTCTGCGGCTACCAATATGTCAGTTAAAAAACTCCAAAAATGGTTGATTGAGAGAATGGAAATATTAGTAAAGCTTCCTCCACCAACTATTGAGAAAATTAAAACTTAATGGGAAGCTTTTGATCGTCAAATGGACCCTGACCATTTTAAAGTTCGTAGTAAGCGAAAAATGAAATTACAATCACGACTGTCTTCTAAACAGTAAGTCTCGGTGGGATTCCGAGTATGGTCGCCATTTAAGTACGAGTATGTATTTGTTCTCGTAACTCAAATAGACAGAGTGCCATTTTTCTAAATTGGATATTCGGGTGCGATTCCTGATAGGTCTACCAATTAAGTGTAAATATGATAGATAGATTGGCCAGCTATCATAACTTTCGTACTTATATCGGCGATTTTAATTAGCTGGTCGGTGTTTGTTATGAAAGAATAGTCGGACGCATGGTGAAATTAGAAATCATGTGGGTTTCCTAAACCTTAGTTCTAGGTGCAAATCCTAGTGCGTTCATTTATTTGAACTTAGACGCATACTAACCTACAAGGCAGAGAACCAAGGCAAAACGGTTCTTTTAGTTTGTCCTTATAATACATCCAAGACAGATTCCATTACTGGTAAAGTTGAAGGTGAGCGTAAGGGTCGCAGGTTTTATGCTAAATCAGGACTTATCTATGATAGTGATATTAACGCGGCTATAAATATAGCTAAACTATCAAAACTCCCCATCTCGCAAGGAAATTTGCTTGACGGGCAAGCCGTTGTCAATCGGCTAAACGTATGTAAATCTTGTTTGGTTTTATCCAAATCAGTATTACAAGCATCTACGGCTTTAGCCTAGATGTCGTTGACATTAAAGCTGCAAGTTCAATTCCCGTTTAGTATAAAAGTATTACGAGTCATTCTGAACGACAAAAAGATCGAGCATTACGATCAACGGGAGCCAGTTTTTTCATTGAATAATTTGTTATTTCTGTTGTCAAAAGTAATATATTGTATGAGCTATGACCCCAATTTTTCAAATCAACAGAGTCTTTACGATTCTGAGTCAACCCGCCTTGAAATCGTCACCACTTGCGTGGGCTTTGACGATATTCTTGATGCCACTTTGAGCAAAAATCATGCTCATGCTGATACTTACATAGTAGTAACTACCCACGGCGATCGTGCAACCCAATCTGTTGCTCGCAAACATGGTGCCACTTGTGTGCAAAGTGATCTATTCTTTAAGAATGGGCGAAACTTCAACAAGGGTGCAGCTATTAATGCTGGATTTGATTACTTCCAGTATCATGGTTGGAGAATGCATATTGATTCTGACATTATTTTGCCAGATAATTTTAAGAGAGTACTTTTCAATCATAGTTATCTTGAACGTCACTGTCTGTATGGGGCTGATCGTTACAATGTGATTGGTAACGAAAATATTAAAAAGCTTTTAAAATCTTCCGCTAACCAACACCATCATGGTCTTTTGGTTGGAGAAACCGAGAATGACGCGATGATTGGTCATCGTTTGGTTGATAATTTGCGCGGCTATTTGCCGCTTGGATTTTTTCAATTGTGGCACGCTAGTACGCAGAAGCCTTATCCGTATTCATTAGGCAACGCAAGTCACGATGATATGATGTTTTCTGCATTATGGCCACTTCACTCTCGTCGTCATTTACCTAGTGTGATATGTTATCACCTGTGCCCCTCAATCCCCAAAATCGGTGAAAATTGGGATGGTATAAGAAAACAAGCGAAATTGAAAATATAATATCATTTGTTACATTGAAGGTAATGTCCAGTGGGTTCACAAATACCTCAACCGAATGAAACAAGAATTTTCTACAGAACAATTTTTTAAATATTGTAAATTAATTTGTAAACATAATAAATTGATTTGACAAACAAACAAATTCCACTTAATATTGAATCATGACAAATCTCGACGACGAGACATCAAACAGGATAGTCCAAGAATCCGAATATTTCGCCCTCTTGGAACAAGAAGCTCAAAATAAAAAAAACTTCCGAACAAATTGTTGGATAATCGGTGGTCTAATGATCTTTGCCATTGTCTTTACAATCGTTTTAAAAACTTTTAATTTACAATAATATGGAAACACCACAACAACCACAAATCAAGCTATCTGATACTACCGAAGTCGCATGTCCGTGCGGCTGTACAGTATTCCAAATTGGAGCAAAACTCCGTGGAGTAAGTGCAATTTTGTCTGGTACAGGTAAGTCAGAAGTCATTCCTACACAGGTTCTTTTCTGTGCAAAATGTCTAACTCCTTACACTCCTCCAACAATTATCACGTAGGAGGTCAAATGAAAGTCTTGTATATTTTAATGCGGGCTGACCTCAGCAACATGAATGCGGGTCGGGCGATGGCACAAGCTTCTCATGCGTCGAATCAGTTTATTTACCAGTTTGGAAAATTTGATAGCGTCAAAGAATGGCAGAGAGAAACCAAGAATGGTTTTGGTACAGCGGTTGTTTTAACGGCATCGTTGGACGATATCAATTCTGTTTCACGCACCCATCGTGAACATCCTGATCTACTATACGGTATGGTCATTGACCCTGAATACGGTTATAGAGTGCCAAATGATGTTGCTGCTTTTTTTGACTTAAAGCGGGAAGTATCACCAAGGATAGTTGATTTTAATCAGACTACGATTTTTGTTAGTCAACTAACTTGCAGTTTCGTTTTTGGTGAAAAAAATGAATGCCAGAAAGTGATTGGAAACTTGAAGCTTCATCCCTAGTTTCAAAGCCGCATGAAAGTTCCTGCTCTCGTCTCGTACCCGAGAATGCCAACTGCGATGTTGGATGCGGCTTCATATTGGTAAAATGTCCAAACATCCCGTATCACAGACATCAAATCTGACTTATGGGCAGGCGTCAGTCAATACGCCAAATGAATATAAGTCCCCGCTCCTCGGGGCCGTTCAAGCACCTATCCCTTTAGGGTAGGTGTTGTTGACTTAGTATGCAAGTTCCCGAAATTCAAGTATAAAAGAGTTGTTGAACTCTACTGACGAAAAAGCCTTAAAAGAGGCAGAAAAATGTATTCTTTTGTGTTGTAGATGTCATAGAGAATTACATGCTAGATATGCCGTTAACCCCTAGAAAGCGAGGGCCAAACTTGGTAGGTTTGTGAGGGCTGGTGCAATTCCAGCTAACGGCTCCATTATGCAAGAACAGACTCAAGTAACAGAATTGGCTGTAACTCAAATTGCTGGTGACGTGGAAGCGGAAAAAAAGGGAAAACCACAATCCAACGGTATCAAAATTAATCGTTTTAATCACGGAGTGGCTCGTCGCGAATGGAAAAAAATCTGCGGTGATTTGTTTAAGTATCGTGGAAAATTTGCCCCAAGTTTTAAACAGTTTTTGAAGGATCGCAATGACAAGTCTCCGATTACCGATCAAATAGCATGATTAATAATACCATTATTATTAACGGAGAACACTTAGAATCTTCGCTTCCTCAATATGATTTGTCCCTTGATGATATGACGTATTACGCCAATAACGCTTGTATTGAACAATGCGACGATTGTCATGAATGGTTTCCAATTCGTGATTATCATAATGGTAAACCTTTTGTTATGGTGACGGAAGATAGTCATATCCGCTGTCTGAAGCATAGATAAATGTTGTGAGTATTGTCAAGTATTTTAATCTGTGCTAATTGCCATGCCGAACTTCATTTTGTTGGCAGTATGACAGAGAACTAATGTACCCGTCTCGAAAACGGAGGTTTCAGAAATGGAGCATAGGTGGAATCCCTATTACTGCCGCCATACGGAGAACACCCCATTGTCAAACGAACAAGTTTTTGGTAATGTATGGAGAATGAAACATATTTACAAAGTTCGGATTTTCAACTCTTACGATAATTCTTTTCGGTATCCAGATCAAACGGGCCACTTTTATATTCATAAGGTGCATGGTTTGGCTGTCTGGGATAATAATCGTATTTGGCAAGAACCGTTCTTTTTTCACTTTGTCCCCGCGATTGTGCAACAGTTTGTTGGTCATTATGATCTGCTGGGTCATGAAATTTATGAGGGCTGTATTCCCATATTTGAGATCGCTCATTTTATGAATCTTCATACTCTTTGGTTAAGTGCAATGGCGTTAAGTAAGAAATAAGTGTAATAGATGGTGTATGGAAATTAAAATGTCCAAAACACCGCCCACAGAAAATGGGTACTATCTGCTCAAATTTGCAGAAAGTAGTGGATTACACATGGTAGTAGTCATGGACGGGGCTTTAGGTAAAAAGCAAATACTATGTGATGCTTCATTTAAAGAGCGCAAGCCACTATATTTTTACGAAATTCCTGACGCTTGGTGGAGTGAACAGATTACTATCACTAACTAATATGGACTGGTTTAACTCAGACGCACACAAAGAATGGCTGAGACTCGCCCAACGAGACTATCACGGTCAACGTAATTATCCTTTATTTAATTATGATGAAGTCGAAGTCGAACTTAGTGCAAATTACAAGCGCGAGTAATCAAAAAATTTAAATAAAGATGGTGAATGAAATAGTCCAGTGACTATGCCTGCTTGGAAAGCAATGCGCTCCGAAAGGGGTTGGGTGCGACTCCTACGTTCACCGCCAAAATAACACGTCAGACTTCAAAAAATCTTCTTGACAAACAATCAAACAATCAAATAACTGATAGACTTTTCCTTTAATGACAACTTTCTTGACGGCAGACACTCATTTTTTCCACGCTAACATCATCAAGTATACGAAGCGTCCTCAACTTCATCAGGAGGTATTTTCTTCAATTACTTGACGATGGAGAAATGCCGTGCGATAAGTATGGTAATCCAATGGATGGAAGTGAATTAATTTACTGTTGTTTTCCAGACTGTGGGTGTGGTGGTTCGATAACCTTTAACAGAGAACGAGGTGGTTTAATGCCCAAAACAGATAATTTTTAAAAAAAATATGAAAAAAGACTTAACGTTTAAAAAGTTACGGGAAGTAAATACAAAAAGATGCGAAGAATCATTCCATCCCATCAAAAGTTGGTCGGAAGAAGCTTGGGCATGTGCTTTGGCAGGTGAAGTAGGGGAGTTTTGTAATTTTATTAAAAAACGCAAACGCGTCTATGATAATATCAGACTAGATGTTGCCTCTCATAAGAAGGCCGTCGCCAAACTTGCCAAACTTCATGCTGAATGTAAAAAGGAAATTGCCGATGTTCTAACCTACTTGGATTTGATTTCTACCGCGATGAATATTTCACTTGAAGAGGCGGTAATCGAAAAGTTCAACGAAGTAAGCATAAGAGTTGGAAGTAAACGAAAACTATGAACTTTTTTCTCTTTCTCGATGATTCGCGCCAGCCACATAAAGTTGATTGGGTTAAACTTCCCCAAAATGTCGAATGGGTCATTGTTAAAAATTACAACGAGTTTGTTCACACTATTCAAATAATGGGTGTACCAAAATTTGTCGCGTATGATTGCGATCTTTGTGATGAACATTATGCAGCCTATTTTGAACTTAAAGAGTTATATCCCGCCCATCACAAAACCTTCAAACAAAAATGTGGTATTGAGTGTGCGGAGTTTTTAATTAACTATTGCAAGCATCATCAAGTATCCCATCCAGATTACATAGTCCATTCCAAAAATCAATATGGTGGTGCAGCCATCCAAAATCTTATTAGTAAATCGCTTAATCCCAACGTTACTGAAATTGAAGTAACAAGATTACCATATTCTATACCTGATTATTGTCAACATGATGAAAAAACTATTTCAGGATTTTTTGGTGATGTTTGGTTCCCCGACGACGGGCGTAACAAGCTTAGTAAAATTCTTATGACGACTCGGAATGCCCTGAAATAGGCTTGACAAATTGTTATTAATCTTTAATTATGCATAAATTTTATTTTGACGTTTTGAACAATTCTGGAAAGAAATTGTTTTTTGCCATCACTGGCGGTGGCCAAAGTATTGTAAGTGATTATCTGTCGTTCAGTGGGGCCTCCCGTTCATTTATGGGGGCGATGATTCCCTATAACAGAGAAATTTTTAATGATTTTGTGGGCAACAACAAGTTAGATACGTATGCAAGCGAGCAAGCAGCAACCCAGTTAGCCGTGGCTGCATATTTCAAAGTCCTCAGAGCTGACAAAAATCCTGAGAATGCAATAGGCATTGGTGCGGCAAGCTCTATTGCTTATGATGGCGAACGGGCTGGGCGCATTCATCGTGTTCATATTGCCATTCAAACTTATGATAAATCTCATGTTCTTAACATTATTTTTGTGCAAGGTAGGACACGGGAGGAAGAAAATCAATTAATTTCTGATTGGATTTTTAAACTGTTATATTATGCCATTATTGGTGGAGAGTTTGAAACACCATCTCTGGATCAGAAAATTAAGTATGAATTAAAAGCTACTAACATTTTGCCTTAAACAAATAATTATGTATATTACCCCTGAATTTAGCAAAATAGACATGAAAAATGCGAAAGGTTTGGGCATTTTCTCTGGAAGCTTCAACCCAATACATATGGGTCACATTTCTATAATAAATGCGGCTGAAAAAATCTTAGGTTTCCCAATAGTTTTGGAATTGTCATCTAGGAATGCAGATAAGGGAGAATATGATATTGTAGAAATAAATCGTCGTCTCAAAGGTTTGGAAAAATATCCATGTATCGTAACCAAAGCCCCCACTTTTATTCAAAAAGCTGTTCTATTTTCAAAAGAATATCCAAACAAAGAACTAATTTTCGTGGTGGGTGCTGATACTTGGGTGCGGATTTGGGACGCCAAGTATGCTGGTCCCCTTGATAGGGTAGCTGAAGTGTTCCGCGAAAACAAGGCGAAGTTCCTTGTGTTCGGTCGTCGCATAAATATTGAGTTTGACTCCACAATTGGCGAGGAATTTCGTATCCAAAGCGAGGAAGCTTCCCAATTTAGTAACCCAATTTCATCTACGGAGTTACGAATGGCATTGACAAAATCCCAAATGCCTGTTACAGTGAAATCCTAAATTTATGTCTACTCTTCTCATGTCCACTCTACCATCCGAAGATTTGTGGCTGTCATCCAACGGTTGGGTTTCTAAAATGAAATCGGACGAATCAGACGTGCATTATCGTCCGTTCCCTTTTCAGATGCACAAGTATCCTACTTCGTTTCAAGCGACAGATTGTTTCATTGTCCATCGAGAAGGTGGAAAAATCCTGCTTGGTAAGAAACCAAGTCAGAAATTCTGGCGTTTCTTGGGTGGGTTTGTTGACCCGTCCGATGCCAGTCTTGAAGCCGCGAATGCTCGCGAGCGTCAGGAAGAAGGTGGAATTGATTTGGAATGTTCTCGTCCTGAATACTTGTTTAGTTTCCGAGTCAATGACCCTCGTTATAGCGATAAACCCGACAAGATTATGAGCGCCGTGTTTAAAAGTTTTTATTTATGGGGCGCTCCAAAAGCAGGAGACGATATTGGAAAAGTTAGATGGTTTTCCAGGGACTATATTCGTCGCAAGTATAAAAAAATTATCATGCCAGAACATTTTCCCATTGTTGAAAAATTAATTGAGTTGGGAGAACTTTAACCATACTCATGAAGAGATGCCCATTAACTGCTTGTTGTCTTATATGGTTTGGTGAAAGATTGATGCTTTCTCAGCGACTTAAAACCAAAAACTTCCCAGGCTACTGGGAGAGTATTTGTGTAAAAATTGAACCAAATGAGAGTATCCAATGTGGTATTCAGAGGGAGATTAAAGAAAAAACTGGCCTGTTCGTCCAACATCACTTCATTGAAGTAATTGATTGTGTAATAGATGACTTTATAACGGAAATGTATTTAATCTTCCAGTATAAGACGCATTCTGGGAATTTCAACAACGTTTTCAAGAAACGCACTCCTTGGCAGCTTTACACGCCTGACGAGGCATCCAAATTGCCTCTCATGCCAGGAATTTTACAAAATTTAGAAAAAATTAAATATTATGCAAGTAATTGAGGCTCCAATCTATCGCAAACCGAATTACTCTACCACTCTTTTCGTTGGGGGCGGAATAAGTAATTGTGCAGATTGGCAAAAAGTATTCATTGAATACATTGAATTTTTCACACAAGCAAGAAAAATTCATGTAACGATTTTTAATCCTCGCCGAGAGAACTTCGACGTAAGCGACCCAAAGCAGAGCGAGGTCCAAATTGCTTGGGAAAACTATTATTTACATCGGGCGAAAATTTTAGTGTTTTGGTTTCCTTACGAAACTTTGTGTCCGATCGCTCTTTTTGAGTTGGGCTCTGCTTTGCAATATCACAAGGGACCAATCCTGATTGGCTGTCATGCTGATTATAAACGGATTTTCGACGTAACGTATCAGACCCGTTTAGAACGCCCTGAAATCGAAGTAGTACAATCATTTTATTCCTTACTTCAACAAACGCTTGACACGATTACAAATACTATATGAAACTGACAAAAAAAAATATCATCGCACTTAGTCCTTGCTCTAAAGGATTATCATTTGCAGAATCCTGCAATTTTAACATAGTCAAAATCTGGGATACCTGTCCCAGGGGAGATTGGTTGCTTTGGTTGTTGAAAAAGACCAAAACTATTAATGCATTGGACAATGTAAAAATAGCATGTATCTGGGCCGAACATGTATTGTATATTTTTGAGGAAAAATATCCTAATGATAAGCTCCTACATTTAGTGATTGAGGCTATAAAAAAATGGATAAATGACCCTACAGAGGAAAATAAGTTGTTAATTAAATCAGCTTTAAATGAAGCATTAAAAATTAACAAAAATGCTGCTGTTGTTGCTGTTATTTATGCTGTTAATACTGTTATTTATGCTGCTGCTTATGCTGCTGCTGCTGATGCTCATGCTGATGCTTATGCTGCTGCTGCTGCTGCTGATGCTTATGCTGCTGATGCTGCTGCTGATGTTTATACTGCTGATGCTGCTGCTGTTTATTCTGTTACTTATGATACTTATGTTGCTGGTGCTGCTACCGAACGTAAATGGCAGGCAGATACGATCCGCCAATTAATACCGTGTCCTTTCACTGCTGACACTGAAAATCAATCCCTTTTTAGTGTTTTTTTCAAGAAAATATTGACATCGTTTTAAAATTTTTAAATGATTTTAAATTTCACAAATACTATTTTTATGACCAAAAACTTGATTCTTTTAACTGATTCCTACAAAATCGGAGCGCATTGGAATATGTATCCTCAAGATACGCAAATTGTTTATTCCTATTTTGAGGCACGAATTGGAAGCAAATTTCCAAAAACCATTTTTTTCGGCCTACAATATCTTATTAAGAATTTTCTCGAAGGAATTGTAATTACTCAAGAAAAAATTGACGAGGTGGCGGATATTTGTAAGGCACATTTCGGTAATGAAACAGCTTTTAATAAAAAAAGTTGGGAATACATTTTATCTCAATACAGTGGTCGTTTGCCAATTCGTATTAAAGCAGTTCCAGAGGGTTCATTGGTTGGAGTGTCCAATGTTTTAATTACCATTGAGAATACCGATGAAAAATGTGGTTGGTTGACAAATTATCTGGAATCTCTTATTTCTCATATTTGGTATCCAATTGCTGTATCTTCAAATGTATTTGAGATTAAACAGACGATAAAGTCTTTTATGGAAGAAACATCTGATAATCTTGATTTACTTCCGTTTATGCTTCATGGTTTTGGTTATCGTAGTTATTCTTCTAATGAAGCAGCAGAAATCGGTTCATTGGCTCACTTAGTCCACTTTAAGGGTACTGATGATATTCTATCGTTTGCTTCAGCCAAGCAGTTTTATAATACTGATTATAATGATTTAGCTTATTCTGTTCCAGCGTCCGAACATTCAGTGATGAGCGTCTATGGACAAGATGGAGAAGAAAAAATTGTGGGAGAATTGTTGGAAAAATATCCGAATGGCATTTTAAGCGTAGTCGCCGATACTTACGATATTTACAATTTTGTTTCAAACATCGTAGGGAAAAAGTTCAAAGAAAATATTCAAAATCGTAAAGGTATTTTTGTTGTGAGGCCTGACTCAATTACAGAAAAACACCCGACAAAAGAAAGTCTGACTTTGTGGATTGTCCAAGAATTGGAAAAAATCTTTGGCAGTAGTATCAATTCAAAAGGATTTAAAGTATTGAATAATTGTGTTCGCGTTCTATATGGTGATGGTTGTGGTCATGAAGACATTAAGCAAATACTTTTGACATTAAAAAATTCTGGATATTCCACCAGTAATATTGCTACTTTTGGTAGCGGGTCAGGTTTAGTTCAGAAGGATTTGAATCGAGATACTATTCAGAGTGCATTCAAAAGTTCCGCCCAAAAACGAAAGGGAATTTGGTATGACATCCAAAAGAAACCTTTGGACTCTAGCAAGGCCAGCAAAAAGGGTCGTCTCAAACTCGTAAAAGATGGCGATAGTTATTCCACCGTTTCCGAATCTGACCCACGACCCGACGTTTTGGTGACGGTGTTCGAGAATGGCGTTTTGCTCAAGGAATACACCTTCGCGGAAGTTCGTGCTAACGCTAGCCGCTAATATACCAATAACATCAATTATCACTCCTGTTTGGGGGGGAAGAAATTATGTGGGATAATATAAAAAAAATTGAATCATCAAACGAAAACGTAAGCAAATTCGTTTTCACCTGTGCCACGGGCGTTGCAGAGGCGGTACTTTACAAGTACCCAACTTACATTGATCGTACAGTCATTTGCTGTTCAACACAAAGCGGGTGCCCTGTAGGTTGCCGATTCTGCGGAGCAGGAGACTATTTCGTTCGATCATTCACAGCCGAAGAAATTGTCAGTCAGCCGAAGTATCTTTTGGAAGCAACAGGAGTTGACCCGAGCAAGATCAAAAAGCTTCAAATCATGTTTATGTCAATGGGAGAACCCATGTTGAATTACGAAGCTCTGGCCGAGGCAATTCGCCAGCTTTATTATTTGTATCCTCATGCGCGTTTGTTGATTAGTACTTCGGCACCCAGAAATCTTAAAGCTTTCGAGAAGCTTCAAAAGCTATCTGTTGAAGTTCCTACAATTGGTCTTCAATTTTCTGTACATGAAAGTACTGATGAAGCACGAGCCAAACTGATTCCTACTCCAACTTTTTCTCTTACTGAAATCGCCAATATTGGTGATTGGTGGGCGGAAGAAACTGGTCGGAGGCCATTCTTTAACTATTGTGTACACGACAAGAACAATACTCAAGAGGACGTAGATCGTCTTGTCAGGCTCTTTGACCCCTCTGTTTGGGAAGCTACGTTATCAGTTGTCTGTGAACGTAACGAGCATATTGCGGCTGCAAATGAACGTCAACGTAGTCTAACTTCTGATTTCATGGAAAAAATGCTTAAAGCTGGATACTCGACTCGTATGTTTGACCCAGCGGGGCAGGATGACATTGGTGGTGGTTGCGGAATGTTGTGGTATGTACAAGAATGGCTTAGAAATAACCCTGATAAAGCCAAACCTTCAAAAGGGTTTGGACTACCAAAAATTCATACTCCTAGATAATTTGGTGTCTGTTTAGCTCATTTAAGTGTATAATATTTATATGAGCAATGATAGACATACTAATCGTGGAGGACACAATAAGATTGATTTAACTGGTAAAATTTTTGGTAAGTTAACAGTTTTAAAAGATTCTGGAAGAAGAAAATCTCGCCGACCCATTTGGTTATGCCAATGCAGTTGCGGGCAGCAAACAGATGTGTTGGGTAAATATCTAGTGAATGGTGACACGAAATCATGTGGGTGCTATTCTAAAGGTAATGCGTATAATCGTACTGGTTTTAAAGAACTAAGTGGAAGCTATTGGTATATTGTGACTTCTCAAGCTAAAAGGAGAGGGATTCCTTGTACTATTTCTGCTGAACAAGCATATCATCAAATGGAGAAACAGCAGTGGCGTTGTGCTATGACAGGTGAGCCTTTAGCATTTGCAGTTAATCTTCGAGATTCAAAAGGACAAACTGCTTCCCTTGACCGAATAGATAATTTAAAAGGTTATACTATTAATAATATTCAATGGGTGCAAAAAGAAATAAACATTATGAGAAATAGGCTTGATTTAGTAAAGTTTAAAAGTTGGTGTCAAAAAGTCATTGATTTTTCTAAAAATACATTATGAAATTACATTTAGGTCACTATTTTATGGGAACATCAGCCTTATTCTTATGGACTGCTGCGTGTTTCTTTACTCATACATACTGGTGGTATGGAATTGCTTCTGTAGTCTCTTGTATTGGTTTTGGAATAGCTGCGGTTCATGAGTTCGAGAGACGATGAAAATTATCTTCCTTGATATTGACGGAGTGTTAAATCGTCATATTCTACAAAACAATGGATATTGTGGAATTGAACAGCCTCATGTTCAAGCATTGAATTACATTCTTGCAAAAGTTCCAGAGGCTAAAATAGTTGTCTCGTCAGCTTGGCGTTACATGGTTCATCAGCAAGCTATGACTTTGAAAGGTTTGAGTACCTTTTATTAGTCTGTGGTGTAGACTGTAAAGATCGTGTCTTGGATTTAACAACTACAGACGAAAACGTATCACGCAGGGATGACCAGATTCAAGAATGGCTGGAAGATCATCCAAAAGTCACCCATCATGCCATCCTAGATGATTTGAATTTGCCATTTATTGGGTTGAATTTTTATAAGATTGACCCCGCCAAAGGCTTACGGATGGAAGATACGAAGCATATTGTTGATTTTTTACGTTGACAAACCACCAACTTTCCATTAGGATAATAATGCTGGATGGAAGTTCTTGGCTATCATTATTGATAGAGGAAGTTCGCGTTTGCACAGAAGCCGTTGGCAGACTATAATATTAGTCGTTATGACCACAAGGTAGCAATAATCCTAAAGTGACTGAGAGTAGTTCTGCTCGTTTAAGTCAAGGTTGGAGCAGTTTTTCATAAAGAAAAACCAACAGCAATGTTGAGAAAAATCAAGAACTAGATACAGAAACGCGGCTATTACCATCCAGCACCAATTCTCCACTATGTATGCCTCGATGACAATTAGCACATAATAAAATACATTTGTCTAATTCTTTTTTAATACGTTTAAAAGAATGATTCCTAGCAAATGAATTAGCAATAGACTGATCTTTTGTTTTAGGGTCCAAGTGATGAAATTCAAGTGCCGATTGGAATCTATTAAATCCACAAGAAATACATTTACCACCCTTATAGGCAGTACATTGTTTCTTTTTATCTTCTCTTTTTTGAAGACGTTGTAAACGTTTTGTTTCACGGGTTTCACTAGAGCAGTAATAACTAATCGTTCCTCGATTTAAACCTGTGATTTTTTCAATTTCTCTATAACTTTTGTTTTCTTTTTGTAATTGAAGGATTTTTTCTTTCATATAATATTTTTACACATGGTTGGAACAAATGGGAACTCCAACCAAAAAACAATTGACATTTAAACAATTTTCTAATAAAATCATTTTATGGGAAAAGGCTCAAAACGAAGACTAGAAGATGCAAACAAGGTTCGAGAGAACTGGGATGCTATTTTTCGTCCAAAGAAACAAAATTTAAAAAAATCTCAAATCCGCTTGACACGGAGCCAAGTTTTGCCCACATTGTAAATATGTCTGATATATTAAATTATCCTTCCGTGTTGCGGGTCAACGCGGCATATCAACGCATTGGCTGGGCCACTCCAAAAGAGGCATTCACAGCCATGTGGGGTGGCAGTCACACCCCACCATATCTCGCCATTGATTTTCAATATGAACTTGATGAAAAGGGTAATCCAAAATATGATTCATTGCTGATTCGTCAGCCTGTCACCTGGCAGGAATGGATTCAACTTCCCATTCGTCCTTGGGACCAGAGTATTAGAAGCGCAAGGCAATTGATCCGCATACCCACAGTTGTGTTGTGTCCAAACTTCTCCAAGATGCCACGAAAAGAACAGCGTGCCACTCCATCGGCAATCAAGAAAAGGGATGGAAATAAATGTTTTGTTCAAAATACGCTAATCACGATGGCGAACCATTCATTAAAACCTATTGAGCGGGTTAAGGTTGGAGACTTTATTTTAAACAAGTATGCCCAAAAAGAAAGGGTTGCTCATACCAAAAATCGTCTTTATAATGGAGATTTAGTTGTCGTTAAACCAGAGGGCAAACTGTCATTTAAAATGACAAGCAACCATGAATGTATTATTTTAAATAAAGACCTACTCGTTTTTAAAGACGGCAAAAGACAACCTTCTATTGGTGATTTCCGCTCTCAAGATGCCTTCAAGCAAATCAAGGCCAAAGACTTGTACATTGGAGATATATTGTTGCAACCTTTGGGATTAAATCCCAAAAATAAGTTCAAATCTATTGATCAGAAATTTAATAAGAGATTTTTTATTAGGATTGATGGTATTCAATACCTATGTACCAAAATTAGAGACATTAAATATGTATCTGTTAAACAGACGCCAGTGTATAATTTTGAGACATCAAAAACTCATACTTACATTGCTGGTCACATTTTAACACATAATTGTCAATATACGGGAGTAGAATTGACCAATAAAACGTTCTCGCTCGACCATATTATTCCTCGTTCCAAAGGCGGAAGGGATAACTGGCACAATCTGGTGGCGGCTCACAAAGATGTAAATTCTAAAAAGGGAAACAAGTTTAACCATGAAGTTGGTCTTAAGCTTTTGAAGAAACCCGTTGCGCCACTTTCGCTTCCTCTTTGCGCAATTTATTCCGAGATAAAACATCCTGATCATCAACATTTTTAAAGAAAATTTACTAATATGCCAATCAACCTTAAAGGGAAAAAACTCGCCGTGATCGGTAGCCGTACTTTCGACGATAAACAACGTCTCTATGACATTTTGACTAAGAACCTGCCGAATATCAAGTTGATTATCAGCGGCGGAGCCACTGGGGCCGACACACTAGCGACCCAGTGGGCCTCAGACTATGGATTGCCATACCTAGTATTCCCTGCTCTTTGGCATGACCCGTTTACGGGAGCGTTTAATCGTGGGGCTGGATTTGCTCGCAACCGTTATATCATCGAACACTGTGATGTTGTGATGGCTTTCATGCAACGCGGAGGCTCGAAAGGAACTCAAAATAGTCTTGATATTGCGAAAGAATTAGGCAAACCAATCAAATTAATTACCTTTGATATAGTGAAACCTGTTGAAAAAACATCGTTTGAATTGTGATTATGAAGTAACTGGTAGCGTTACTACTGGACTAGCCACAGGAGCTACTATCACAGTTGGAGAAGCCACGGTGGCAGGTACAGTTGTAACGACAGGAACCGCTGTTGGTGCAGCGACAACCTTTGGAGTAGAAACGGACGCTGGTACAGTTGAAGTCGTGGAAGGCTTTGTCCAACCAAGTTGAATTTTCAAGTTTTCAATAACAGTCTTATCAGCAGAATTCATACTGAGTTCAGCAGTATCGAGCAGGTCTTCAACGGTGGCTGTAGTACCAGATGCAGAAGAAGTCAATTTGACAGTCTCAACGGCATCTACAACCTTACCCAGGGCTGAAGAAGTTGCATTGAATGCACTTGTTTCAACGGTATTGGCAATAGTCATAGCTTTTGGGGCGATAACCTTGATTGTGTTGACAACCCATGAGAAGAACATATCAAAGATACCAAAGATAGCTCCTGCAATAGGGTTTACAGTTGAGAGTATGCGTAAAATTAAGAAGATGATACCGCCAATGATTAGGAACCAGAAAATTGAATGAATCAATTGTTTGAATCCCATGGCAATAGCTGAAAGACCAAACCATCCCGTATATTTAGAAAGTTCGGCTTGACTAGCGTCATTTTCAGAGGCAACTTTTTCAGAAAGAGTAATCGCATTGTTAACTGCCTCGTTCTTAGCTTTGACTAATACATCGGACTGAGTTTGAAGCAGGGTAATTTCCGCGTCTTTTTGAGCAAGAGCAAATTGACCAGCAACGTTGTTTGAAACTAGGTTTTCCACCATCAACATCATTTCCTTTTGTTGTTGAAGTTCGGGTAAACCAACAATAGATTGAACGCGGGTGTTTAATTCTTTGGCGACGAGAACGGCGGGTTCCTTGTTTGTTGATTTTCCAAGGGAATAGTCAACGCCATAAGATAGGGACTGAACTTGAGCCACTTTGTTTTCGTTAACGTTTGAAATCTTATTCTGAACCTTGACAATGGCATTGTTTTGCCTTGCAACAGCTTGTGAAGAATGACCGAAAATAGTAGGCATGTGAGAGCAACCCACCAATGAGACTGCGAGGGCTAAAATGGCTAAAATTTTTAAATGGCTTCTCATACCCAAGATTACACGTCAAAACGTCTCCAAAACCTTCAAAAGAAAGTTGACATTTCACCAAGCCCTTGATAATATTGAAATATGAGATACAATATTCGAGATTTTAAAGGTCGTTTTACTGTCAGAAATCCGCGCCAACCCTTGATTGTTAGGCGCAACTGTATTTATGGTTACAAAGGTGCCGCAGTTCGCGTTCTTTCTGTTTCTAGTGACAATTCCACAGCCGTTATCGGTTTGCATAAGGCTTTAACTGGCATTGTCCCCGTTAAGGACCTGCATAAAGTTGGAAAATCAGAGGTGAAGCAATATCTGGCTCATGCCCGATAAATTGAGAATTTACCTCAATCACGAACAGCTATCAACCCTTTCTTTCGGTGCGTTGATAGTCTGTTGTGTTTTTTTTCTTTTTTTAAATATTAAAAAATAATTCCATGGAAAAACTCATTATCCTTACCACCATTGCAATGTTGGCTTTGAATTCTTCTGCTGATTCGGTCATTCTGAATCAAGATGCCAATTCGTTTAGTGACGGAGGGGAATTCGTCGCTCAAATTACCAGTCCCAATCAGAACTACGATTTTATAACGTTTTGCGTCCAATCACAGAATGGTTTTTCTGCCGATCAAACTTATAATTTCACTGAGAGTTCGGTTGATAGTTTTGGTAATCCTTTGACGCTGGGCACGGCTTTTCTTTTTGCTGAATTTGAGAATGGAAAAATTACAGCTAGTAATCCTACTCAGGATGGGGAATTACAAGCAACCATCTGGACTTTCCAGAATCAACAGTTGCCAGTCGGTTTCACTATTTCAACAGTAGAGAATAATCCATACTATAATTTAGCCTTGACAGACCTGGGTGACGAAGCTTATCAACCAAACAACGGGCTTTATCCTGTCGCCATCATGCAACTCACTGATGACAATGGTTCTACCGCCCAAAATCAACTCATAACCAGTGTTCCCGAATCAGATAAAATCGCCAGTTGTACCGTATTAGCTGGTTTGATTGGGACGATATTCTTTTTCCTCCGTAAGACATATGAAGTTACTATGTAAATATCAAGGTGGTTCCCATTCTTACGGACTGGCAACCAAAGACAGCGATATTGATTATCGTGGCGTATTCGTCAACGACGACGTATCTACGTTAGTTGGTCTTAACAAGCACGAACATCAAATTACTCAAACAGAGGAACAGGACGTGGCCTATACCGAACTTCGGAATGCCCTTAAACTCCTAAGAGGCGCAAACACGCAGATGGTTGAGTTACTTTATAACGATCAGTGGCTCGGTATTACGGAACCTTGGGACATAATTCAGAGATATCGCAAGGAACTTGTGGATTCTCGAAGGCTATTCTCTTGTCTAAGAGGTTATATGCAGGGCGAACTAAAGTTGACTTTAGGACTCCGAACGGGCAAATTAGGAGGTAAACGTTTTGCCCAATTAGAAAAATTTGGGTATAGTCCAAAAAACGCTGTTCAATGTTTGCGTTTACTTTGGGCTGGTGGCATTTATTTTACCAGGGGATACTTTCCTGTAAATATTTCCAAAGAAGATAAGGTTTTTTCAAACAAACTTCTTGATATTAAAACTCATGCGGAGAAATTTTCTAAAGAACAAATAGAATCTGAAATTTTAGAGGCAGAACAAGAAATGATTAAGAAGTTCGAGTCAAGAGTAATAGAAACTAAATTTAACGAAACTTTAGCAGATGAATTGTGTCTGAGGATTTATGGTCCTTTAATTAACGAGCAGTATCTTAAACTTGTTTTCCCGATTGCATCACATGAGCATGAGTATTAAAACAATATGGCTCGTGGAAAATTTCACCAACGCAGAAGACTATCGCGAGCTTATTAAAGCCGTGAAAGATTCGGGCCGCGAATGTTTTGTGATCGGGCGTCACGAACATGGTGATTTTGACCCCAAAGGTTTTAACGAAAACGATTGTGTGATGGTACAAGGTTCCATTCAAATGACCAAAAATATTCGGTCTCGTTTGCCCGCTGGATGTTTTCCTGTAGCTTATAGTTCTTGGGATAAGTATCTTTGTTCAGCCTATTATCCTCATTTTAAAGGATTATTGTTTAACGACAATCATAAATTTTTAACCCTCAAACAATTGAAAGAGGATAAATTTGACATATATTTGGCATTTGGCAGAGAATGTATGGTTTTTGTTCGCCCAGATAGCGGAGAGAAGACTTTTCAAGCCCAGTTGATTGATTTACAGGATTTCGATAGGTTTTGGGAGAATGGAATTGCCAGCAGTGCAACCGATGATGATTTGGTGGTTATCTCTACCCCCAAAAAAATTAATGGTGAGTGGAGATTTGTCTGTTCCAAGTATAACGGCGGAGAAATCATTGCTGGTTCAACATATCAATATCAAGGTAAAAGATGTCTCATTCCCTCCTGCCCAAATGGAGCAACAGAATTGTGTAAAAAAGTTTTGAAGGTCGGTTATTATCCTGATTCAGTATTCTGCGTGGATGTTTTCCAAGATGGTGATGGCATTTTTTGGTTGGGTGAGTTGACCTCATTTTCATCAGCGGGACTCTATGTTATGAATAAAACCAAAGTGGTGGAACGAGTTAGTAGGATTGTTGAGGCGGAATATGCTGATAGGTCCATTATTTCTTGATGATGTAACAGTAGTCCAGAATTTTTTATGACTAGAGATATTATTAAAGCTGCCCTTCAAAGGTATCGTGCTGCCGCCAAAGATGCCGAAAAAAATGCTGTTTTCGATGGTGAAATAGGAGACGGAGGTTGTAGTAGAATGCTCGATATAGCAAATGCTTTTGAGGCTGGATTAGAGAATCGTCTACCTAGTTTTCTTGAATATTATGTCAAAGACATCATGAAATCACAAGGCCCTGAATTTGCAAAGTACTTGGAACTAAAAAAGAAATTTGAAACATGAACGAACGTAAACGACTATCTTGGGAAGAAACAGCTTTAATGCTTGCCTTTGACATTGCAGAGTATCGGAGCGAGGACCCTTATGTACAGGTTGGCGCGGTTATCATCAAGCATGATAATTCAATAATTTTGGGCTACAATGGCGCACCACCCAAGATTTATATTGACTGGTCTGATCGCGATGCTCGTAGAGATCGAGTGATTCATGCAGAAGCGAATGCCCTGGACAATATTAGATTTGGTGAGGCCAAGTTAATGGCTGTTACAGCCATGCCTTGTAAGGCTTGTATCGTGAAACTGGCTCAAAAAGGAGTCAAAAAAGTCTATTACGGAAAAGAACTTGACGGTTATGACAACGGTTTGGCCAAACAGCTTGCAAAGGAATTCGGAATCGAACTGTTGCAAACAAAGCTTTCATATGAAAAATTCAATTGGTAAAATTGCCCAAAAAATTCTTAAAGATTTAGAAACTGGTGCCTGGGAAGAGAAATTCCTTTCTTGTACGGAGGATGATTTTAAATTAGAGTCGCCAAGTTTTTCTTATGCCCTCACTTATACAAAGAAGGGTATTTTTAATAATCTTCGATTTTTTGGATACGATCGAAGTTTGTTAAATCTCTCGGAACAAGAAGAGATTTGCAATGCAATAAGTGAACTTATTTTTAACCAAGACAAACAACGTCTTGCAAAAGAACAAAAGGAGCTTTTGGATAAAGACCAAGAATTTCTTAAGAAACATTTTCCCGACCTTGTATGAAAGAACCTAAGTTTTCCAGAATTTGTACAAGGCCATCATCGGACACCTTTAGCGTGAAACCTATTGGGGAGTTTGTCAAAAGATACTTGGATAAGTCCAGATATAGTGTTGACCCATTTGCAAGGAATTGTGAGTGGGCGACTTATCGCAATGATATTAATCCAAATACGAAGGCCAAATATCATTTGGATGCTTTGGTGTTTTTAAATTTTTTTGTTAAACAACAAACAGAAATCTCCAACCCTGTTCCTATTGATTTAGTTATTTTGGATATGCCTCGGACGGCTCGCCAAATTTCAGAGTGTTACAAAGCTCTTGGAATACCTGTTACTCAACAGACTACTCAGATCGGGACATTCTATAAAGAGATTCGTAATACGGCTGACAAGCTACTCAAACCTAATGGTGTTGTTTTGAGTTTTGGTTGGAATAGTGTCGGTATGGGTATCGAACGCGGATATGAGATTGAGGAAATCATGCTTTGTTGTCACAGCAGAAGCCATTATGACACTATTTGTATGGCAGAACGTAAGATTTAAGTGTAAGTATGAGGATGGTAGAAAGATCGGGGCTAATTCAGTTTATCTAATACCAGAAACTTCAAAAGAACTTGACAAAATCACAAGTTCACGCTAACATTTAAATATGATGAAAAGTTTATTCATTGGTACGGTATTGGCTCTAGCACTCGTCGTTTCAAGCGCAGTGGCTAGTGATACAAATTCGGCATCCCTATTCACGGGTCATGAATTTTCGGTTAACGCTTCAACTGCATACCAGTTGAAGGGTTATGCGAAGTTGAATGGCGCGTATGATATTAATGCCGCTGTTGGTCTCGGTTACTACTTCAACAAGTACATCGGTGTCGAGGGTTCATTGCCCTTTTACAATACCGAGGGAGTTGCTGTTAAAGATGTGACTCTTGATGGTTTGGTTCGTTTACCCATCACTGTGGGGAAGCAGTTTGGTTTTGCCCCTTATCTGGGTCTCGGAACTGATTTCGCCTGGAAGAACGTTGACTTTAGTCCGCTCGCCAAGGGTGGTGTTGAATTCCGTTTTACCCATTATTTGGGAACCTTTGTGGAGTATCAATACGTTATACCCAGCTTCCAAGAGTACGACAAGGGTGCCAGTCAGGTTGTCGGTGGATTCAAGTTGGTATTCTAATTGTGGGGTCGCAGAGCCGCTTGGGAGGAAACTCTCAGGCGGCTTTTTTTGTTGACGAATACCCAAACTCGTGTTATCATTTGCCATGTCGAAATTTAAACGTGGCGATAAAGTTCGCAAAATTAAAGGCGCTCAATGGAGTGGTATTGTGGTCGGAGAATACAGCACAACCTTAACTCTCGAAGGATATGCCGTTGAGTCTTCTACTGAAAAAGGTTCGGTTCAAATTTATCCAGCCTCCGCATTAGAAATAAGTTCTACTCATGAATAACATTGACTCAGAATATCTACGTTTGGTTGATTTAGTCCTCACCAAGGGTCGTCGTAAGAAGAACCGCACAGGTGTTGATACGTTTGGCGTATTTGGCGCACAGATACGTTTTGATTTGAGCGAAGGGTTTCCGCTCCTGACAACTAAGAAAGTCTTCATGAAGGCCATCACGCATGAACTTCTGTGGTTTTTAAGTGGTTCGACAAACATCAAATATCTCGTTGATAATGACGTGCATATTTGGGATGAATGGGCGTATAAGAGATATAAAGATACAATGTCTAAAAAAGGAACTATTTATTTTCATCAAAACGCTTTTATAGAGGAAATTAAAAATAGTCCTGAATTCGCAAAATATTATGGTGAACTTGGAACTGGTACGTATGGTGGTATGTGGAGAGCTTTTCCTTACTTTAACACTGATGCCATTAATTCCAATCAATATCTTCATAGTGAAAAACAACCTATTCAAATAGCTCAAGGTCATGTAGACCAACTGGCCAAAGTAATTAATACTTTGAAGATCAATCCTGATGATAGGAGAATGTTAGTTGTTTCGTGGCATCCATATCATGTAGATTTTTGTAATCTTCCTCCTTGTCATTTCTGTTTTCAATTTCATACTGAGGAACTTACACTAAGAGAAAGATTTGATTTCTGGATGGAAAACCATCCAGAAGATTATTATAAATTTCGTAATGATATTTGGAATGATGATGATATTTGGAATGATGATGATGATGTGAATCAATTAGCGGATAAGTTCGGCGTATCAAAACGACGTTTAAACTGTCACGTGAATATGCGTTCAACTGATATTTTCTTGGGACTTCCGTTTAATATAGCTTCATATGCGTTATTGACTAGTATGGTAGCTCAATCTGTGAATATGTTTGTTGGGGAACTATTAGTATCTTTTACTGACCTTCATCTTTATGAGAATCATGTCGAACAGATTAAATTACAAAAGTCCCGAACTCCAATGGAATTGCCCACACTAAAGTTAAATCCAGAGATTAAGAACCTATTTGACTTCAAATATCAAGATATTGAGATTTTGAATTATCAAAGTCATCCAGCAATTAAAGCTGAGGTCGCGGTTTAATTGTAACGATACTTCTAATAAATTTATGAAATTATACGTTAAACGGATGCCCGAGTTGCAGCTTCCAAAAAAGGCTAATAATGATCAATCTGATTATCCTGATGCGGCCTATGACATTTTGGCCACAACGCCGCCAAAGATCGTTGGTAATCAACTTATTATCCCCTATGATTTAAGAACCGCCTGGAGTCGCGTGGATTATATTGAATATGGGACTAATTTGTTTGTGGCCCCCGAAGTACAGGAAATTAATAATGCTGATCTGACCGATGGTGGGCAAGACCGTCCGAGCACTTTTATTCATTATCATACATTATTGTATCCTCGTTCTTCGATTTCAAAGTATCAATTAATTTTAGCAAATAGTGTTGGTACTATTGACGCGGGATATAGGGGGCAAATTTTTGTAAAATTTAAATACTACTTTCAACCAGAAGATTTGGTTAGTATTGCCGAATCTGGCGGAACAAAAATTTATGGTATTGTCAATCCTGATACAATTTACAATCAAGGAGACAAAATCGTACAAATCAAGCCAGAGCAAAATACTCGCATTGATTTTGAGTTGGTGGATATGCTGCCTAATAGTACAAGAGGTTCTGGTGGATTTGGGTCAAGCGGGATTTAGTTTTCCACAATTTTCCACAATTCTCCGCAACTTGTTCGGATTCTCGAAAATACAGTGAATAGATATTTTAACATAAACAAATAAAACTATGACTAATAAATTATTCGTCGAAAAATCCCAGATAGATAAGAAACTTTGTATCCACTGTAAATATTGTTCTGTTTATAGTGTATTAGGAATGCAAGATAGAATCATGTGTGGTTTGTATAAAAATAAGGTTGATGATTCCGAGCTTTACCATGCCTGGCAAAACAGATATATTCTGTGGAGATGTGGTGGACGAAAATGGGAAATTGCGTCTAATTTGGTGGTTTGCGAATCAAAGGAACAGGCTGATTATTGCCGTTCGGAGGATTTTATTGGGAGATTCATGCCTTTGGCTAGACGGGTAATTAGGGGCGAAGCCGCCCAACCCACATCTACTTGTGATGGGTTTGAGCAGGCCAAAGAAAGAGCTAAAAAAGAATTTTATCAGACTTGACATGCGCTCAAAGCCTTTGTAAAGTTGGACAAGGATATGATTATTCAAAATGCCGTCAAAGTGACATGCACCAAGAAACCAGTTTATTTGGTTTCCACACATTCGCATGACTTTCAAAGTATGGAAATGCCCAATGGAAAGATGGTTGCCGTTGATGGTGGGCGATCATATATTCGTCGCTGCTTTACCACGCATTTGGATGGATATGAGGAATGGAATTTGGACACTATGAAAAGTGACTTCAACGAGTGCGTTGCCAAATTACTTTGGGGTACTCGTGGAAAAAATGGTGACGAACCACTCACCTATGTTCTGTTGTACGATTGCAACGTAGCTCACCTGAAAGCTATTCTGGACACTCAACCACAAATAAAGGACACTATTTATGAGAGAGTGATTCAACATCTACTTTATCTCAAACGTTTATTCGCCATTAAAACTAAACCCGTCCGCAGGATCAAGAAAAATATTTTAAAAAAATTATGACAAAAATCGTACTACTTGTTGATGATGACGGGACTTTCGTTTCTGCCTGGAGCGATTCAGAAGTGGACTTTTCAATTGTGAAACCTGAAACAACCCAGGCGGATGTCGCTCAGACTGAACTAGACGAACTTACGGAGAATTGAATAAGTTGAAAGAGAGAATGAGACATGATTATATCGAAAACCAGATCAAATAATCCAACCATGGCAGTTTGGTCATGGCGAGACAAAAGCGACATGCTTATGGTTGAAAGGATTGCCAAAATTAAATCCAACAAATATAGTTCCAGACAGGGAACAAAGAATCTTTCGCATGGGTCCGAGTAGTGATCGGTCCAAGGAACGATCAAAAACATTTGATGGTATAGCAAATGCCATGGCTGAACAATGGGGTAATCTAAAAAAAATTTCCTGACTTATACAAATAATAAAATTTATGAGTGCAAATATCATCAACGGACAAATAGACGAAAAAATTTGGACAGTTCACGGAACTAATTGGCAGATAGATATCCCTCTGGATGCCTACAATGTCCAGTTTACCAATGAGATTCAAGCTCATGAAGCCGCCTCCAAGGCTTTGATGGTATTTAAGGGTTTCTCGCAAGAACTCTTTGTTATTTTGGATTCGGGAGAAAATATACCCTACTTGGGGGAAACTATGGTGGTGCATTTGAAGGGGACCAGTCCTGTTGACACGCGTTTCAGTATCATTTGTTTTACCCATGAGATTTTGGCAAATCAGGGTTTCTATGCGGAAGCCACGAAAATGGCCCGAATCTTCATTGACAAAGTGGCCATGCTGGAAAAGGAGGCTGCGGCAAATCCTGATTCCGTTGCCTCATTGCGGGCCGCCGTGAAAGATTTGTTACCAAAGCCAAAGCGCCCCAAGAAGACCAGGAAAGTCAAGTTTAAAAAGAACATTAACAATGATACTTTGGATGTTCCCGACGTGCCCCCTGTTGAATAAAACTCTCAATTAGTTGTCATTCCTGTATGTATTACAGGAATCGTTACGATCGTACTGGTGAGTGTTCCACAATGGGCGAAAATGCAGAGACTCTTTTCAAAAAACTTTTAGTCAAATTGGGCGACGTAGACGAAGCTCGAATAGACGGTCAACTCACTCATATTGACTTTATTCTTAAACGTAATGATAAACCAGCCCTGAAATATGAAGTCAAGTCTCGAAAGAAAGTCCGTCGTTCTGATTTAAGAGTCACGGATGATACCATTTGGGTAGAGTTCTCAAACGTTATGGGAGATCGAGGTTGGCTATATGGGAATGCTGATTACATGGCATTTGAAAGAGAGTTGGACTTCGTGATCGTTGAAAGGTCTGCCCTCGTCAAAATGGCCGAAGAAAAATGCAAGTTGTTTCCTTTGGTAAGATTTTCCGAAGAAGCTTTGTACCGTGGCTACCAGAGAAAAGGCCGAAGTGATTTGCTTAGTATGGTCAGGATGTCAGACATAATTGATGTGGCTGAGGAAATTTGGCCCAAAGACCTGAAATAATATGGTATTCACCTACCTACTTAAACGTCCACAAAAGTTTAAACTCAATCAGAAGATGATTGAAGCTGACCGTGTTGAACGTAATCGTCAAGAAGTTGCTCTGGGTAAAAAATTAACGGATGACGAATGGTACAGAATTAAATCCATGAGTTTCAAAAGGTCTTAGGGCCATGCCAAGTTTTAATAAAATTAAAAAATAGCCGATACCCAAAAGTCCCCAGTCGAAAGATTGGGGATTTTTCTATTAAAATAGTGTAAATTAAGGTAGAAAGTATAAAAAATATGGTTATATCCTAGCTTTATGAACCCTGCACTAATATCAATTGCGCAAAACCCACTGATTATTTCCGACGGACTAATAGCATACTGGTCCTTTAACGAAAGGGGTGGAAATATTGTGAGGGATTATTCTAACGATAGCGGGCAAAATAATATTACATTGGATGGTCAGACTTTTGCTGCTGGCGGAGATGGTAGTGCTCTTAAATTTAATGGCAATTTACTATCTATACCTACCCTTTCATTAGGCGGAAATATAAATACATTTTCGCTTTCTTTTTGGATTAAAACTACCATTACAGGCCCAAATG